GGAAATCCGGGAAAAGGCCTGGCTACGGAAGCCAGGGGCCAATCAACTCATCGTCTCCGACGACGAGTGTTTTACTTGTGGAAGGCTTCCCAAACTGGTCACGCAAGGCCTCACGGCCGAGAGTGGCACCAGGCGGGAGAGGACGACGGCCATACTCGAGGGCAAGGCTTCGCAGCCAAGGCCCAAGACCGTCTTTTTCGCGCAATAGTCTATTGCGTCCATCTGCCGAAAGATCCGTATCGGCAGTGCCTTCCCCTGCGGCTCGCAGCCACGCGACCTGTACGCCCCATGACCGTCTGTCGGCGGTTTCAGGGTTTAAAGTCACGTGTGTTACGATCCGTCCTTCCTCGCCCCCTTTCGGGGGGGCACTCGACTGGATCCACTCTTCCTTGGTGGACCAGAGGCCGGACATCCCAAGACTGGCTGGTATCGGACGGTTCCACATGTGCGGAACTTGACCCTTACACCAGCGCCATAATGGGAGAAACTCGGATGGACAGTAACCGTAAACGCGCGTTAGCCAGGCCCGAAGGCTATTGGCTACGTGAAGCGAATACGGGATAATCTGTAGATCACGAGGTTCCTGCCTGAGAAAGAAAGGACGTACGGACTGCTCTAAAAACCAGTCTGTACCGCAGCTCTCGAAAAACTTGCCTGCCAAGCAAGTTTTCGAGTCGTTCACCTTGAATCCAAGGTACTCAAGGCGGGTTGCGATTTCTTTGTGATAGCAAGCAGGGTAGATCATGTCATCGCCGTAAACGGCAATATGATCACGGTCCTCCTTACTCCATATCACGGATCTGATGACGGCCAAGAAGATAGCACTTTCCAACGGGAATGTAAAACCATTCCCCATTGAAGAGAACATCTCGAGGCGTCGCCAAATCGACTTCCCATCTTCCCCAACAATGCGCATGCTTTTTGAGCGTGCAACATCGAGGAGGTGATACCAACGCAACCCTTGTGGGGCTCCGTTCGCACAGAGGAGAAGCCAAACCGCGTTTCTACACATAAGATCCGAAGCCTGACTAAGGTCGACGGTCACCAGATCAAGAATCCTGGCCAAGGAAGCCAGTACTTGATTCCATTCCTGGTTGTGTAGATCAACCCCAAAGTTCACAAGTCTCCGCTCGATATGTTTCCCTATCCCCTTTTGGAGGAAAGAG